CCGAACGCTATTTACACCGCGTTCGTCACCAGAAATCAAAGGCGAGTGAAGTTGTCAATGACTTTCTGGGTTAGGAGAACTGATGAAACTAGAAACACAAAATCGGCTAGTAGTGCTGATTCTCGCCTTCGCGTTCCTCTCAGGAACGATAGGAGTAGGAAGAATCACTCCAGCGTTTAGCCCCACAATGGCAGAGGCGTTGGAAGCCCCAATAGTCGAGCAGAAGCCCAAAGAATCGAAGTTACTTGCTAAGTTCGAGAATCACCACAAGTTGAGTGACCACGAACTAATAGCCCTACTGAAAGCAGTAGGGTTCGAAGGCAAAGCACTACGAGAAGCGTGGGCAATTGCGAAAAAAGAATCAACAGGTAGACCGCTCGCACATAATGGGAACGCCTCAACAGGCGACAACTCATACGGCTTGTTTCAGATAAACATGCTAGGAGAGTTGGGTGTGGAAAGACGAGCGAAGTTTGGATTGGATTCCAATGCCGAACTGCTAAACCCTGTGGTCAATGCTCAAATCGCTTATCACATGAGCGGTGGCGGCAGAGATTGGAGTGCATGGAAGGGAATGACAACGCGAACCAAAGAATGGCTAGCAAAGTTCCCTACGGGCAAGCCAAAGCCAAAGCAATAGCAAAAGGCAAAGGCAAGAACTAAATAGGTAAAGCGATAGGTAAAGGCTAAGAAAGACAAGTCATACCAAAAGCAATACCAAAAGAGAAAGCCCCTCAATTACGAGGGGCTTTTTCCTTATGTGTTTGAGATTAACTTTATCTCACACGCATCAGTTGTGCAATACGCTTCACCAATTGCATCGGCTGCCATTCCAGCATAAACGCCACTAAAATCAATTGGGAAGATTTCCATAGTTGCATCGTTGTAGAACTCTTCACCTATCTGTGTGTAAGGCATTTGAGGATAGATATGGTTACCACTTGGTAAGAATGAGACTGTCTTTAACTGTCCGTCATACATATGAAGCACAGTTCCAATAGCCGAAGATTCCTTTTCAGGGTCAAATGAGATAGTCACACTTACAGAGTTATCTGACCAATATCTTTGTGCAGTAGCAGCAAGTGCCATCTTCTCGTAGATACTTACATCCTTCTCAGAACGTATAGCATCTGACTTTACAGGGAAGAAGACAACAGAAGTCGTATCAGGAGATTCATTGGCGGGTTCTACTCTGTAGTTCGCCATCTTAAACAATGGAAGCATTGGGTCATTGTTTGCAAAACGAATAGCACGCATAAAGTATTTGCCACCAACAGACCAGTGAACTCCAGGAGATTCACCAGCAAGGATAGAGACTGTTCCGCTTGGCTTAACAGTTGTAGTCTTGATTGACTCACGGATACCTAGCCACTCAGAGTAGTTCTTGTCATAACTTTGAATTACTGAATAGCCTTTATCCATCCACTCACGAAGAGTTGGCAAGCCCTTGTTATCTGCAAAGTTTGCAACGCCAGATATAGAAGTTCCAATACGACGATTGCGCTGCATGATTGCATTGGTCTCTTCCCAGTGAGTAGGAAGAAGCGTTACAGTCTTTGCATAGAGATATGCAAACTTTAGAGTGCGCAAAAAGTCTTCTAGGTTCTCGTGGCGATTGAGGTAGGTCTCAACCAGTGTGCAGCACTCGTAGGATTCAAGTGACTGTTCAGCGCATGGGTTGTAGCCAACAGCACGCCAATCCTTGTTGTTCTCAGGGTCAGCAAGGCGACCATACTTGCGAGTGACATCCATCCAGATAACTCCTGGCTCACCGTTGCGAGCAATACCATCAATGATTGGCGATAGGTCTTGACCAACAGATACCTCAACAGAGTTGTTTGACATCCAGCCATGAGCAAGGCGCTCTGGGTGTTTTTCGTAGTTCTTAAGATTTAGAAACTCTTCATCATCAAGTCTGCCCATAAGCAACTCAGCAGAACGACGAACATTTCCAGATACAACACAGACACCAATCATGTTGCCGATGTCTGCGATGTCTCTGCGAGTTAATTTCTGACCTGCACGACTATCGAACATTCCACGAATCAAGTCATGAAGTTTAATTAACGGGTCTGGTCCTGCTGCTGTTCCACCAAATATCTTAATTGGTTCTCCTGCTGGGCGAATCTTTGAATAATCAAACTTTGGAGACTTAGAGTCTGGTCGTAAATAGGCATTAATAAGTGATGCAGTTGATTCAACCCAGCCTTCTCTTGTATCAGGGATTTCATAATCGAGTTCTCCTTGTGGTGCATAGATAGTGAAGTCTTTGTCTGCGCCCTTGTCATCAAAGCCAACACCGACTCCCAGCATCGATGCTTCCATTAAGAAAGCAAATGGTTTTGCTGGGTCTGTCTTTGTCATGGAACCAGTTGAGACAAATGCACAGTTTTGTAATGCTGCGGAGTTTCGTTGAACATTCACAAGAGGCGTGCCCATGACCCACAGACCACGTCCAGGTGGTGTCCACTTTAGATTGAAGAGGCGGTCAAATGCTTCCTTAGCGGAGGCTGCTGCTTTGGCATCAGACCATGGAAGACGTTGACTCTTAGCGTGGTCCTTCTGTAGAGAGTACATGCCATTGATAACCCGCTCACATACATCAACCCACGTCTCTTTGCGACCATCTTCTTTTAGACGAGAATAGGTACGAAGAAAGGTAATCTCCCCTACCGAGTTTCCACCTGCATCTCGATAACCGAAGGGAGCCTTCTTGTTCTTGTACTGAGCAATAAATTCATCAGCCAACTTAAAAGAAAAATAGTTCATATCCCCTACCATTTCATAGATTTGTCAAATACCCCTCAAAGGGATGCATATTGTGATGGGCAAAACCCTATCACGCACTTACTAACTTCTCTGAACACTTTTGGCAAAACCCAAAGGGTAAACCTTGTTTCATGCCCTGATAATTGCTGTTATCAGATTATTCTTCAATAGATTCTGAAATTATTTTAGTTACAGTATCTTCTCGTAAGGTCTCTGGTAACTCTTTTAGGGCTTGGGCTCTGTCTCCAAAGATGGCAGAAAGAACTCCACCAGCGCTCTGTCTTTGAGCCGTAATCTGTATGAACTCCTTGTTGGATTCCATTTCTTTTATCTGATTGACTAACTTAAATAGTCGGTCTATCTCCTGTGAAACGTTAGGGTCTGCGTATCCACCGTTCATTTCTTCAGCAAAACGCATGAACGCTACACGCTGTCCTTGCATCTCAATTATGGCTGTGAGCAGGGCTTTTAGTTGTTCCTTGGTCTTAACTTCTACTGGAAGATTGAAGGCACAAGAATTATCAGGCTTGAAAGCAGGGCAATTAGCAGCGACAAAGCAAGTGTTGCACTGACGAATTGAACTACTCTGCGTTTGAATGACGGGTACATCTTTAAGAATGTCCTTTCCATCTTCATCTGTTTCTACTACAGTTTTTGTTTTAAAGCCAAAGACAGGTAAGTTCTGCATCTCTTCAGGGGCTCGTGGAACCACTTCACTTCGCTCCACTTTCCTCCCTTCTGCTCCACTGTTATCAGAAAGGTACCCCCCTAATTCCATCAAACCCGACATAAGGGGCGTATCGCTGTTATCAGATACTTCTTCTTTTTTTCCACCATCAATGATGTGTAAATCGGGTCTCTTCTTATCCATTGACTCTTCCAATCGTAGGTATGACCACACCGCTACCTTAGTGGCTTCAAGGGTACTATCGTTGACAAACTCTAAATAGTCCAGTCCTGCTTTCTCTACAATCGCCTTATAGCGAGGTCTGGCTTGGTCCTTCATCTTCTTGGGATATCTAACTAACTTTGTTCCATCCCAGATGATTGTTTCGCCTCGTCTCATAGGCGATATCCATGACAATGTGCTGGCTGTGGCAAATGGTATCTGTCTCAAGTTGTCTGGCTTGGCACATCCAATGCCATGATAATTGGTTCCATACTGTCTCTGGTATGACCTCACAATACCTGCAAGGTTAGTTACCGATTCAATCTCTTCATTGGGTATTGCAACATTTTGGAATTGCTCTGATAGTTCTTTGAGGTTCTGTATCCCGTACTCTTGATGCCAGATTACCCATAACTTAGGGTCATTACTGAAAAAGGAACGTTGTTGGGCGACCCATTCTTTACCCAGAATCTGTGAGTCAAACTCTAAGAAGGCTGCGGCCCTGTCAGCGTTGTTAACCAGGAACTCTTGGTAGTCAGCGGCAAGGTCTTCTAACTCTGCTTTGGACAGACCAGACTTGTCCGCTTGTGATGCACCTGATTCAATGTAAACTTTTGCATTGTCATCAAAATGTTCAGATATCAACCATGTCTTTGTTTTTGGTAGTCCCCGTTTACGCAAACCCCAATAGTTGAGCCCCATCGACTCGACCTTCATACCCTCTAGAAGGGTGCGATTACTGCCAACCTCTGTACCTGAGAAAATAATCATCAGTCATCCCACAGAGTTACATCTTTTGGTTGTGATGCAAACTTTGATTTAGCAATGTTAACTCTTGTAACAGCCTCTTCAATCTCATTCCATGCACGAACCTTGCGAGGAGCATCTGGTCGATGTTCTACTGGCAAGTAACTTGGATGACTGACCAGGAGAGTAGGAACATTCTGGTGCTCAAATACCCACGCACACATCTCTGGGTCAGAGTCAATGTACATTTCAACAGGAGATTTTCCTCTGCTGAGAAGAAACTGACGCTTCTTTAAGTCTTCGCCCGCTAAATCAACAGAGTTATCCAGCAAATCATCGTAGCCAATTATGCCGTGAGACTGTAACCAATGTTTTGCATTGTCTTTATCATCTTTTGTAATGATGGCAACACGGTGTGCAGCATTAAGAGCGTAGTACAGGATTACCCCTGCTCTGTTTGGTTCTCCAGATTCCGCCCGTAGTACCCCGTTTAGTGATAGAAGTATGTTCAAGTTATTCCTTTACTCTATAAGTTGCTGCTCTCCTTATGAGCGTCTGTGTATCTGGTAACTCTACGCCATAAGTTTCAACGGCCTGTTCTTCTTGACGTGCTTTGAGATAATCATGCATCTTGCGTAATGCGGGTACAGTTCCGTATTTCTTTCCTGCTTGCCAACGGTAGTTATAAAAGTCATCGTATCCCCTACCAAATTCTGTAAAAGCAAGTTTTCGAGAACGATGAATGTCTTCAAATAACATCGAACCATGTTCAAGAGCCTGCTCTAACTTAAATTCAGCATTACGACGTGCAGCATCGTTAGGAGCAGACTGCATTTCTGTTAGCGCCCTAGAGTAACGAGTAACGATGTCTGAAGCCATAGTCTTGTCACGTTGTGCAGCCTTCTCCCATGCAGCATTACGGGGTGCAGAAGTACGACGTGGAAAGACTGTCCACTCGTTGTACTTTAAATCGTATGCAGCATAAGGATTGATTGTGCGAATATCCGTAGCACCAGGATTTACATAAAAAGTAACTTCAAATCCATGCCAGTTAGTTGTCTCTGGTTGCAACTGCTCACGAAAATCTTCGTTGAGCATCTTGCTAATTTCCGTATCAGATAAGCCAATGTACTCAGGATGCGCTTTGCGGAATTGCACATAGTCAACACCAATAAGAACGTCTAAATCTCCTGGGTCACGATGTGCTGCCCACTGAAAAGAAACTGCAGAACCTGCAATCCAAGCGTGAGCCCAAAGGTCTGGGTGTCGGTAAGTTTCATTCAAAAAATCAAATAAGAGATGAAGAATGCCGTTACGCACCCAGCCTTTGAGAACTGTGCCAGTAAAGAGTTGAGGGTCTAACTCTTCTTCAGGCTGTGAGAAATAGGAAGTAGAGCCACGTTGAATCTCAACAGGCTCATCTAGACCTAACTGGCGTTCCATACGCCTAGTCTATGTCTCTTTAGGCTTTCGGTGTCTCTATGCCTCTATCGCTCAATGCAGAGAGGAGTTTATCCCGTAATTCTTTGGCGCTATCTGCTGGTTGGATATTGGCCACAACAGCCTTTGCCACACGGTCAGCCAGCATCATGCTCTCTATATCTTGACTAATCTCTTTGCATGATTGGTATATATCAAAAGTAGAAGCCGTTCTAACAAGCCTATTTATCTCATCTGCGGGTTCTACAGAAGTCGTTAAAGACCCATCAGTTAAAGAAGTTATCGTAAATCTAAACACAGCATTAGGAGTGGATTCATTTGGTCTTCCTAAGTCTTCCCAAGCCTTTTCAGTCTCTACAGGGTCAGTTACTTGCTTTATTTCGTCCATTATTATAGTCCCATCAATTTCTGTTTACGTTGTGCTACACCTATCGCTACAGGACAAAAATCACAAAGATAGGTCTTTACTCCTGATGCGCTTTCATAACTTTCAAGACCCTCTTTGCGACGCTCTTTTATTGTATTAGGAATCAACATCTTGTCAGAGTGGTGCCAATCATTGCAGCCATCTTTTGGTTTATTGTGTGCTTGATAACACTTCATCGCATCTTCCATAAAGGTAGAGCGAGTGTCATAAAAGGTGTCATCAATTTCAGCAAGGCCTTTTGAACCACCTTGTCGTATTTGACGAATGGCATCTTTGCGTGTCTCTGCGTCTTGCCATGCCTTTACAGGAATATCAACAAATAAATTTCCTTTATGTGGTTCTCCAGAATCAAATACGTGTCTTTCACAGGCAACAGCAAGAAGATAGTCTTGGTCTGCTGGACCTTCAAATGGTGGCAACTCTTCTAGAGTGTCACAAACCCAGCAATGTAGAAGACGAAAGGTCTCTTTCTTTTCAACCTTCTTAGAACCGATGAGTGGTACGTTAGACATAATGCTCCTTATGCTGCTACTTTTGTATGACCTTGGTCATGTCCTAATCTATCAGTTCTTTTAATGGAATAGCCACAGCAAGACTTACCCGTTTTACGGTTGGTCTTTGGGTGTTTTTTACGTGCTTTGCCGTTCTTACGACCATCATTGGTCATAACTTTTGATACAGCAGGTTTCCCGCCTCTTCCTTTAGCCATGGAATTAGTCTACAGGATTAATCCAGGCATCAAGACGATGACCTTCAACAATAGCGTGTGCTGGAGCGTGCTTCTGTCCACGCCAAGTAATGCCATCTGGGAGTTTAATCTTTGAATCATGCTTTCCACGATTAACGGCATTGATTGCACGCTTTGATGGTCCAAGCATTGAAGAAGGAACTGGTGGGTATAAATTGCTTCGGAGATGAGCAAGCAATCCAATGTCTTTATTTTTGCCCTTCATTGAAGCGTATTCTTTAGCGTGCATGCTACCCACAGTTAACTCCTTGCGTTATTATGCGCATCAGCAAAATGCGCATTGATTGAACGACGAATTCCGCCCTGTAAACGAGAAGTTGTTCGGCTGTACTTTACATCAGGCACAACCCAACCCTTTTCTCCATACCAAGCAACTGGAGTGTTATAAGACTTGACTACATAAGAGGGCTTATGTGACTGCATAGCCTCTGCAAGATGAGAAGGAAGCATTCCTGTTTCAGTGCCGACTTCTGCAATAGAACCCCCACGGCTGCTTGGTCCTACAAAAGACTCTCTTGCAGCAACTGCTTCACCAAGATTTTTATGAGTAACTT